CTTCGTCTTTGGCAGTCATAAATCTTATTTCAACTGTTTCTTTATTATGAAGTGGGTGTTCTTCCGAATACCCAAGTCCTTTTGATGGAAGCTCAACAAATTCTGTTGGAGCTACAAAGTGCAAAGGATCAAACACTCTTTCTGCTGGTGGAGCTTCACTGGTTTGTGGCTGCTCAGCACCAAGCCTACTACTATTTCTACTCAATTTTCACCTCTTTTTTAGTTATTTTTTGCTGGCCTTGGTCTGTGCTTTACCACCAATTTCAGCCCAGTCGTACATGACTGTTAATTGTATCTCAACAAGCTCGTCTGATGAATAGTCTAAATCACCAAAGTTTATTGATTTTATAAATGCGTTTTGTAATGTCCAATTTTCTATTTCTTTACCACTGGCATCATATTGTTTTATGGAGCAGGTTGTTTTCTTTTTTTGAAAACCGCTTGAAGATTCAGTTGGTTTTTTGTATCCCAACTCTCCCAAAGAGGTCACTAAATCCGCCGCCTTTGAGCCAACGTCAACAATAGAAATATTTATATCTTGCCAAGTTAAAATCCCGGGATATTTAAATTTATGATTGATAAGTTGATATTCGTTTGAATTAACTTCATATGATGGCTTTGTAACAGTTTTAGCCCACCACCAATCACCTTTTTTACCAGTTTTAGATCCATTGTCCAGTGAAAAAGAAAATCTATATTTTCTGAGGGGATCTAATGCATTTTCGCCCGATTCTGACCAAAAGGCCCCACCACCTGTATTACTAATGTCTGGCATTGTTTCCTCTTATACTATTATATTGGAGTATGTAACACATCAGCATCACTGGCATCGGTTGATATTTTGCACCAGTCATATCTAATTGTCATATCTAATTGTCTCAATTCATCATTGCTATAATCTAATGTTCCAAATTTAACGGATTTCAAAAATGCATTTTGAAGAGACCACTTCTCGATAACAGTGCCCTCTGAGTCGTAAACAAAAATAGTTATAGTACCCAATCCAGTATTAGCGCTAGCTTTTGATATCGATGTTAGCGGCCCAGTCGAATTGCTTTTTATATTGTACTGGCTGTCGGAAATAATTTTGTTCAAAGCATACGCAATGTTAATGCTCTTTGGATCTACGACAGTCATGTTAATCTCATTCCAAGTTACACGTCCCGGATAATAATATTTATTATCATAAAAGTTGTGCTCAACTTCACTAACGTCAAACGAAGGAGCATCACAGGTTTTCGCCCACCATGCATCTCCTGTTGCTGTAGAAAGGTTAGTCCCTACTGATACAAGAAATCTATAATTTCTTTTTGGCTCTACATTCGTACTGTTCCAAAATGGGGTATTTGTAGTCATATTTGATTATCTCCTTAATGTAACTCAGCTAAAGCTACGACCGATTCACCGTCTATTGTGTTTCCACTGATTTTACACCAGTCAGATCTAATTGTCATATCTAATTGTCTCAATTCATCATTACTATAATCTAATGTTCCAAATTTAACGGATTTCAAAAATGGGTTTTGAAGAGTCCACAATTCTATTTCCGATCCATCGGAATCAAATACTGTAATAGTAATAGCATCAATCAGACCATTGGCATCACTCCCAGCAAGCCCAGCCGCAGCCTTATTTTTTGAGATTGATGTTAATTTATTTGTGGTCGATCCTGCGTTGGCCTTTACATTATAGCCAGAATCTTTGATAACTTGGTTTAATTGATAAACAAGGTTAATGCTTTTAGGATCAACAATGGTCATGTTAATCTCATTCCAAGTTACACGTCCGGGGTAATAATATTTATTATCATAAAAGTTATGTTCAACCTCAGTCGTATCAAACGATGGAGCATCGCAGGTCTTCGCCCACCATTGCTCTCCTTTCATATTACTTGTTCCTGCGCCAATAGTTACAAGAAATCTATAATTTCTTTTCGGTTCCATTGCTGATTCGTGCCAAAATGTCATGTATTTTAAGTCCCCATGTTACTCTATTAATTAGTCATCAATTATATTTGTGCGTCTGATCTAGAAATTACAAAGTCGATTGCTATGAACTCGATTGCACGGGCTGGCTTAATGAATATTCTTACATAAAGAATATTTCGATCTCGCAAGTCTTCTTCAACACCTGTTCCAGAAACATCGCCTTTTTCAATACGCTGAATACTATATTCAGTGATACCGAAATTAGATTTTACATTTTCCAAAACTGCTTGGCATCTATTCGAGAAATTATTAAACGTAGTTGCAACATTTGGCTCGAAAAGAACAGTGTCAGCAATATCTGAGATCTTTTGTCTCAAAAAGATCATCAATCTTCTGACATTAACCCTTGAGAGAGCAGATGTTGGTTCAGATTTATACAATGTTTTTTGTCCAAAGATTACAACTTCGCCAACAGCAGGAAATCTAGCAATTGGATTAATATGCTCGGTATAAAGATCATCTCTGTTTTTCTTGGTCAAGTTTTTATCAGTGCTTGAGACTGACAAACCCGATGATTGCCCACCCAAGATAGATAGTCCACCTCTATTGAAACCAGCAGGGGCGAACCAAGGACCAGCAGAATTCGCGTCATTGTAAGCTAATGCTCCGATCGCAGCTACAGAGGCTGGTGCCATGAAACTAAATCCGCCCTCAGTAATTTCGACTTTTGGCCAATAAACAGCAGCCTTGTTACTATCAATTTGTAATGTATTTTCCGAAGTGTCGATAACAGTAGACACACTTCCTCTTGTTCGTGTTCCACTGTTCTCATATGCTTCTTTAGAACCATCATTGTAATCAATGATTGCAAGAGTATCTCCTCTGGCTTCAGCAATATTTACTACTTCCTTAATAAGGTCGGTATTCGTGAGTCCGGGCATAGAAATAATGCTTGCTCGCAATTTTTCTTCGTCTCTAACCATATCAAGGGCTTTATTGACTGAATGATAAGCATAACTGGTATTTGCCGCTTTTCCTTCTAAGACATTCCAGTTTGAAAAGGGATCAATCTGTGTAATATCTAAACCGTTAGATCCACCGATTAATGGTATATTGAAAGATGTCGGCCCGTTCTTGGTCATCTTGGAAGATCCAGATTGAGCAGTATAAGATATAAATCCATTGGCAGACACTGCAAAGGCAGTTGCATGAGATCCTTCTTGCCAATACCATCGAGAAATTCCATTGCTATCGGGCTCCCCAGCGTCTGAAACAATATCATCCAAAGAGAAAACGAATGAAGCTTCCAAGTTAGTGTCTTCATCACCGTGGAGATCATATGCTTGCCTTCTCGCAAGATCAAGATAATCTTTCCTCTTTTGAACTCCATCTAAGTCATAATCAGTATCAGAAGCAAATGCTTGCCTTACACCAAAGTCCATATTTTCTTTATAATTCGCTCCGCCTTTTGTGCTCTGTTCTGTAAGTTTAAATCTTGGAAACACAAATGAGGCTGTTAAATATATGGGCATGTCCACAAATCTATCTGTCAAAACTGCGTTTGCAGATTGTGGCATTGTATTACCACCTTTTACATATACGTTTGTTACATTGTCGCCATCAACACCAGCAGTTACAGAAGCAATACCTTGGCGGTTTGATGCATCTGTTTCAGTAGGAACGATAGTATAGAAAGGACCAGCAATATCAGCCTTTAGAGTGACTTCATCGCTACTTATTGTAGCATGGTAGTTAGGAATGGTATTTAAAAGCGCTTGCACAGCAACAGCGGTCTTATTAGCGTCGTCTGTTGTGGCAATGTTGATAGTTGCTGCTTGATTGGTATATACCGTGGGAGGGGCGCCAGCCCCAGTTGCAAAGGTGATAACAAAGGCACCCAATGCTGGGTGGGTAATAGTTAGATGTTCAAGGTTGCTCATAGCACCAGTATAAGTGATTACGACACTAGATTGTGTTCCACCAGTGTTCTGATCATAATCAGTTAGAGCATTAGCACCAGAGGAGCCATGCGTAAGTGTAAAGGCTTTTGGTCTTGTGGGTCCCCAAAATCCCCATGGGATTTTATAAGTATCGGCAATTGCACTATTTTTTAAATCTGCCGCTTCTTCAACGCGAATAAAGTTTGATCTAGATCTGTATCTTCCGTTGTCATCAAACACTTTATAGGTCTGATCCCATTCTTGATATGATGTCCCAATTCTTCTAGCAACATAATTTAAGCTAGATGGATCAAGATTAAGGTTTGCAAATTTCTCAACCGTCAAGGTTCCCTTTTTTACTTCAATTGAAAAAGAGCAATTCGGATTAACTGTGGTTCCAAATCTCAAATTACAAATTCTAATAAAATATCCATGCATCCATTCTCCTTCGTGAAGGGCATGAACTCTAAACAACTTTTTCATATTTTTCGCTAGAAAACTGCCCTGGTTGACCGTAGGACTTGGGTCTCTACTAATAATCCAGCCAGTTTTCGGAGCAACAGCCTCACTCAAACGATTCATCAAATTTGAAGTAGCATCGCTACTAGCTAATTCTAATGGTAATATAATACCATATCCTTTAGAATGGCCATCCATGTGTCTATTCACTGACTCTTCATATGATTCGCCTAAGAAATATTTCTCAGTGGTGGCAAAGTTATTACTATAAACTTTTTGAGGATTTGTATTTAATTGGTCTCGAATATATCCATCGGTATTTGGAGTAAGATTAATAACTTTAGGAGTACTAGTCCCATTATCAGTCCAAAAATCAAGTTTAAATGTCGTAGCAGTGGCTCCTGCAACAGAGTGAATAAATTGACCAGCAGACGATGTAGTGACAGTCCTAGACCCAGAAACAGGATCTCCGTTAATAGTAACGGCTGAGGCTGTGCAATAAATAACAGCCGCTAATGTACCAGACAAAACATTACCACCAATTCCAGAAATTCCGTGAGATGCCGAGGGCATTATGAACAAC